GATATATAAATCAAAGCAAGCAAAAAAAATAATCTAAATCATGGCAATTGATCCAAAAATCGCATCAATCAAAGCTGCCGGTACATACCGCTTCGAGTTCGACAAGAGCCAAGTGGTCAGCATTCCTGCCAACCAAGTCAGGCTGATCGTAGGTTTCTCTAAGACCGGACCGTTCAATACGCCGGTTTTTATTCCAGACAGCGGCTTCTTCAAGCAGGTGTACGGAGACATCGATCGCAATCTTGAGCGTAAAGACTCTTACTTCCACCGAAGCTGCCTTTCAGCACTGGAAAGGGGACCGATCCTGGCACTCAACCTATTAGCACTGGACTCTGATGACCAGGTGCAGTACCGAAAGTTCTCAACAGCTGCCACTACGGTCAATGATAACGACAATATAGCCAGACTGGAAGAATACTCTGGCTTCTATAATAAAGACAAGTTCTGGTTCCCAGAGGACGAGGCATTCCTTAGGCTAGTAGGTGCAACTGATACCTATTCATCTACGTCTACTAATGACCTGCTGGACTTCACCAACCTAGGACAGAATCCAGTATCGGTGATCATCAGAAAAGCTGCACCGGCCAATGTTGCCGGCTTCAATGTGACGGTCGAAGAATGGTACGGATCAGCAAATGTTCCTGGCTTCCTGGACAAAGACAGCTTGATCTCTGACTTCATGGTGGACATCTTCTTCATCGAGGGCAACTTCGGTGGTGACTTTGGAGCTGCCAATCCTTATGAGAGATTCCTGGCCGATCCGATCTACCAGGAGTACTTTGACAAGAACAGGGGAATCAAGAGAAAGAGGAGTGCAGCCGACACTACTGACACATACCTTGAGGAGTTCTTCAATGAGTCTGAGGTCAACGTATTTGCACAGTACACTGCTTGCTTGATCCCTGACTTCATCGATCAGCTCGGAAACAATCTCTTTGTTGAGACCCTGGTAAATGCAGATACTGCATCTACTGGCATGTTCTGTGCGGTCAACCAAGACCTATTCAGTGGAGACATCCTATTGGACGGTGTTGATGGCGGACTTGACCTGATCGGACACAACCTGGAAAGAGAGCAGCCAAGCACGGTCAACTTCCTTTCTTATGAGGGACCAATATCTGCGGACTTCCAAGCCTGTAGAGCACCTAGCGATCTAAAGACGATCGAAGTCGATACAGGTGCTTCGATCTCGGTCACTACACTGACCACTGGAGAGCTGGAGCTGACCTATATTGGAGCGGCTGGAGATCCACTATATGATGTTCTGTCTGCGATGGTACCTAATACTGGTACGACAGTCGGCAGCTTCATCAAGACAACAGGAGGCAACTATTATGCACCAGTGACTGGCATAAATGCAACTGCCGGATCCGTATCACTGACATTCCCATCTACTAACCTTGTCCCTGGCGATTTGAGCTTTGTAGCAGGAGACACGATCACTTACCTGAATCCAACTGATCTGGTACAGGTTTCTGGATCTTGGAACGGTGCTACTTATGATGTTGAAGTGATAGGAGGGCCTACAAGTGATCTGTACCAGAACTTTGCTTCAGGAGTTTACACTGATGGAGACAAAGCGGTCTACAAGGACCTTTCGCCTGGTGGACTAGAGAGTGTTTCATCTCTTGTTTTTGATGCCGACTCATACGGCTACATATCTGAGGGTTTCAGTACTGAGGTTGAGATCTCTGATTCAGCATACAATCTGCCGGTAGTCAAAGTCACTCCATACACTGACGACACTTACACCACACCAAGCACTCTAGCTGAATTTAATCTGAATGGTGCTGATGGAATAAACTTCTCTTTTGTATCATCTGATGGAACAGACATCAATGTGGCTCCAGGCACTCCTTACTGCCTTGGAATCCAGTCTCTGGCCGGTGCCAACAACATCACCTTTGACATCATTGCAGATTCTACCACTCCAGGTTCAGGACTTTTCCCTAACCAAGTGCTGATCGATGCAGCAGAGCTCAATACAGGAGCCATTGTGGTAGGCAACTACCTAGTACATGACGAAGGCCTAGTGAGCGGCAATTCAAGGCTGACCAGGATCAATGAGGTACAAGGCGGAGTAACAAACTCAACCAACTCAGCAGTTCCAGTTGGAGTCACTGCACTACTGGTAACATGCCAGTCAGAGATCTCAGTTGATACTGTTGGATCTGTGAAGAAGGTCGAGCTGTACTACCCGATCGATAGCTGGATCGAGTACTTCAACATCTTTACCTTTGAGGGCTTTAACTTGATCCCGACAAAGCACGTTCCAAACGGCACTAACGACCGCCAAAACGAGATCCTGAACGGAACCCTGAACGGAACCAACCTATTCAAGGCCCTGACAGACCGCGAGGTGATCAACTTCCGCTATGTAGTGGACACCTTTGGAAATGGTATTGAGTCCGGCTCCAAGGCCATTTACACTAGACTGTGCCAGAGCAGAAAGAATGCCTTTGCTATTGTGAATGCACCTTCTGCAGATGACTTCAAGAAGAGCACTAATCCTAAGTTCTTGGATGCGACCGGTTCACTTTCAACCAGATTCATCTCTACTGGAGGAGACCTGAGCCTGAACCCGACCGTGAGGTACTCGCTACCTTCGATCACTCAAGGTGCAAGCTGGGGAGCATTCTACTTCCCTTATATCACTGTAAGAGACCTAGGAAGGAACATCAATGTGCCACCAGCGGCTTACGTCTCAAACAATTTCATCTCTAAGTATGAGAATGCCCTACCTTGGTCACTTGTTGCGGGTGTGAGAAGAGGAGTGGTCGGTGGAACTGGAGTAGTCGGTCTCGAGATCAACTTGGACAAGGAGGATCGCGAGTACCTGGAGCCGTTCGGCATCAACCCGATCGTATTCCAGACCGGAACTGGGCCTACTATTTTTGCCAACAAGACAGCACAGCAGAATCCTAAGTCTGCATTGAGCTCGATCAATGTGAGAGAGGTTGTGATCTACATTCAGGACGGAATTGAGGCCATCTTGAAGAACTACCTGTTCGAGTTCAATACTGCTCAGACCAGACTAGAGATCAAGACCCTTGCTGACAACTTCTTGGCAACGGTACAGGACGATGACGGAGTCTACGACTTCAGGAACATCATGGACGAGAGTAATAACACTCCGGAAGTGATCGACCAGAACATCGGGATCCTGGACACTTACATCGAGCCAGTCAGAGGCATGGAAGTTCTTGTGCAGAGGACTACGATCCTTAAAACTGGAGCGATCAGCACAGGAAACTTCCAGTAAGAGTCGATAAATAAAAAAAAGAAGATAGGAAATGGCCCTACCACACTACACACAGAGTCGTACTAGTAACAACAAGTACGAACCAATATATCCTAGCCTGTTTGAGGTGACCCTGTTCACTCCACTTGGAGATGATACGGCAATCATTCTGGAGCATGTGAAGACTATCGGCGGACTGAATAACTTGAACCCAGCAGTCGAGACTGTCGGTCAGAAATACAAGTTTGCTGACCGAAGCTTTGCAGGCATGCCGACTCAAACCTTCGTAGATCTAACCATGACGTTCACACTGAACCTCAACGATGCCAACGAGAACTTCATCTATAATACGATGAGGAACTGGTACAAGCTGATCTATGATCCACTGACCGGCGAGATGGGACTGAAGAAGGACTATGTTGGAAGCGGCATTATTGTTCAGTATGACAGAGCTGGATCAATCTTCCGCAAGATCACAGTGAAGGACATCTTCCCTACCGGGCAGCCGGATTTCCTTGATGAGCTATCTTATGAGACTAATGACCCAGCTGAGCTGTCGATGACCTACCGCTGCGACAACTGGATTGAGGAGAACGTGGGCGGCTAAAAGCTCTAACCACTTAAAGAAAAGAGGACCCAAGTCCTCTTTTCTTTTTACTGATGCTGATATATAATCAAGAAAGGTAATATTGCCAAAAAAAAATACAGACATGAAACACATAAAACTTTTTGAAGAATTTGTGACATCTCAAGAAAATATTGATGTTATAGTTGAATCTGCCTCTAATGAAGCAAAAATTCAACTAGATGAATTTACTTATTCAGTGGACGAAGGTGCACTTAAACAAGTTATTGGATGGACTTTTTTTCCTGCTCTTTCTTTAATGAATGTTGGCTATCAATTAATTAGAAAGAAAGCTAAAATTAAAAAAATGTTAGATAAAGAATCGGATCCAAAGAAAAAAGAAGCTCTTAAAAAAGAATTGAAAACTCTTAAATACGAAGAGGTTAAAGCTAAAGAAAAGATCAAAAAGAAGGAAGAAGAGCTTGATGCTAAAATTAAGGCAGCTAAGGCTAAAATGACACCCGAAGAAAAAGAGAAGCTTAGCAAAGAAATGGCTAAGAAAAAAGAAGAGCTTGCAAAGGCAAAAGAAAAGTTTAAAAAAGAAAAAGAACAATCATCGGGCATTGTTTGATCTTATGAATGACTAGTACTACTTTAAAAAAATGTCCCTCTTCGGGACATTTTTTTTGTCTCATTGTCTCGTCCTTGATATATAATTAAGAAAGGTAATGTTGCCAAAAAAACACAGACATGAAACACATAAAACTTTTTGAAGAATTTGTTGTAGAGCCCAAAAATAATAGTTATCCACTAAATGAAATGGATGCGGATTCAATGCTTCGAATTGCAAATGTTTTATTCTACATTGTATCTGTTTTGACAATATGGGATTTTACAGGTGAAGCAATAGATGCAATAAAACGTAAAATACAAAAACTAAGGGACATAAGAGCTAAAGGGAAAATAAGTAAAGGCTCTATTGAAGATATAGTAAATGACATTGAAGGCCTCGTAAATGATTTACCAGTAGGCAAGAGAAACTTTTTGAAAGGTCTACTAAACAAACTAAAAGGTACAATTGATAGTGAAGGCAATATTGATAAGGATAATGCATTATACTTTCAACGTGAAGTTGACAAATATGTTAAGCAGTATGGCATTAGTAAAACCATGTAAAATTAATTAAGCTATCAGAAAAATGTCCCTCTTCGGGACATTTTTTTTGTCTCGTTCTTGATATATAATACATAATCTATAATCAATGATCATATTCAAAGTGACACACCGGGAGAACGGCAAGGTCTACGTCGGCTACTCGGTGAACGACAACCCGGCCTTTATGGGATCCGGCAAGTACATCACCAGGGCCCTGAAAGACCTCGGCAGGGACATGTTCCAAAAGGAGATCCTAGAAGAATTCGACGATGACGCAGACCTGGGCAGGGTAATGACCAGGTTGGAGCACTGGATCCGAAAGTACAATGCAGACGTGCCACTACACGGCTATAACGAGAGCATTCAGGAACTGATCCCAAAGAAGAGGAAGCTAACCAAGAAGCTACAGGTGTTAATAACCCCGGAACACGAGGCCCAACTCAACCAGATCATCATCGAAAAGTCAATGGAAGCGGGTAAGGATCCAATGACCATCTCCAAGTATGTGAGACAGCTGATCGTCGAGCACATCGTAGAAGAGACAAGAACAGAAAAGCAATTCAAAATCAAGTAAGACATGAACAACGAATACGAAGAAAGCATTAAAA